TCTAAATCATGGCCCACACCATGGGAGATCATTGTGGAAAATCACTATGATGATTTTACCAAAGCTCTAATGATGGCCTATTCAATTAAATTTACCAAAAGATTTAAAGACAGCACAGTAGACATACGAATTTGCCTAGACAAAATCAAAAACACATACTATAATATAGTTTGTATTGACAATAAAACAGCTATTAATTATCAAGACTTTGAAGCGACTCCGTGGGAGTCCTTGCCTGATTCATTTTCAATGGAAAATCTTATTGAAGTGCAACCTTCAGGTTAAATATCAGCTCAATACACGAAAAGGTTTAAGATATGATCACAGTGGTCAAAAGAAATGGGGAGAAAGTCCCTTTAGATATTAGTAAAATTCAAAGACAAGTAGCTCACGCATGTACTGGTATTGATGGAGTTAGCCCAAGTATGGTGGAAATCAAAGCTCAGATAGAACTACATGATGGCATGACCACAAAAACCATCGACGAGCTACTGCTCAAAGCCATGGTTGATCTAATTGATGAAACAGAAAACCCAGAGATTAATAATGTAAACTATCAATATGTGGCCGGACGCCAACGTGTGAGTATGCTACGCAAGGAAGTCTATGGTAGCTATACCCCACCAAAATTATTCAGTATTATTCAAAAAAATGTAGATGCTGGCATGTATACCGCTGAACTGTTGTCTTGGTACACTGAAGCAGAATGGGATATTATTGATTTATTCATTGATCATGACAAAGATGAAACGTATACCTATGCGGCCATTGCACAACTAACTGAAAAATATCTGGTACAAAATCGTGCTACCGGCGAACTTTACGAAACACCGCAGGTTAGATATGCTGTGGCAGCCGCCACCGCATTTCATGCAGAGCCCAAAGACACTAGATTAAAATTGGTAAAGGACTATTATGAATGTGCTAGCGAAGGGCATTTTACATTGGCTACGCCGGTGTTGGCAGGTTTGGGAACTACTACTAAACAGTTTAGTTCTTGTGTTCTCATTACTGCGGATGATACTTTGGACAGTATATTCGCGGCCGGAGAAATGATGGCCAAATATGCGTCAAAACGAGCCGGAATTGGCCTAGAAATAGGCAGAATTCGCCCAGTTGGAGCCCCAATTCGCAATGGAGAAATCAAACATACGGGTATGATACCCTTTCTTAAAAAATGGTTCGCTGATTTACGTAGTTGCAGTCAAGGCGGGATTCGTAATGCATCATGTACTGTTACTTTCCCTATTTGGCATTATCAGTTCGAAGACCTTATCGTGCTTAAGAATAATCAGGGAACAGAAGAAACACGAGTGAGACAAATGGACTACAGTGTTGTGGTCAGTAAAATGTTTTGGCTTCGTTATAAAAACAACCAAATGATAACATTATTTGATCCACATCAAGTACCTGATTTATATGAAGCATATTATAGAGATTCGCAGGAATTTGAAAGGTTATATTTACAATATGAACAAGATAAGAACATTAAGAAAAAAGTTGTATCAGCGGATGAAATATTCAAGAACGGGATACTTAAAGAACGTACCGACACAGGAAGAATCTACCTCGTCAACATCGACAATGTCATTAATCAGGGATCTTTTGATACTATATTAGATCCCATATATCAAAGCAATCTCTGTCAAGAAATTCTATTGCCCACAAAACCGTTTCAGAGAATTGAAGATAATAGTGGCAGGATAGCTCTTTGTACCTTAGGATCAATCAATTGGGGATCATTTACCAACCCTCAACAAATGCGTAAGGCCTGTCGTGTGTTGGTTCGTAGCCTAAGTAATTTGTTAAATTATCAAGACTTTTTGTCTATACAAAGCAAATTGGCAAATACTGAATTTGAACCTCTGGGTGTGGGCATTACCAATTTGGCATATTGGCACGCCAAACGCAACTTTAAATACGGATCTCCTGAAGCACTGGCCGAAGTCAAACGGTTTATGGAACACCAGGCCTATTATTTGACAGAAGCCAGTGTGGAATTGGCGCAGGAACGAGGTGCATGTACTCGTAGTGAATTTACCTATTATGGTAAGGGTGTTTTTCCCTGGGAACGCCGCAATCCCGGAGTCAATGAACTAACAGACTTTGAACCCAGTTTGGATTGGGAACCACTACGTGAACGCATGAAGCAATACGGAATTCGCAATGCCACACTAATGGCAGTGGCACCTGTGGAGAGTAGCTCGGTGGTATTAAACAGTACCAACGGGATTGAGATGCCCATGGAGTTGATCAGCGTCAAGGAATCAAAAGCAGGCAGTTTTGTGCAAGTAGTTCCTGAATATCGTAGATTAAAAAACCGCTATCAACTGATGTGGGACCAAAAAGACTGTGTGGACTATTTGAAAACAGCCGCTGTACTAGCAGCTTACATTGATCAAAGTCTTAGTACAAATACATTCTATTCACCCAAACATTTCAAAGATGGTAAAGTACCTGGCACATTGATTGCTAAAAATTTAATGTTGGCCTATAAGTGGGGTTTGAAGACCATATACTATAGTCTTTTATCCAAAACTGATGCTAAACATATTCTAACCACTCATACTGAAAAAATAGTCAATACAACTGATGTGATCATTGATGATTCACACTGTGAATCTTGCGTCCTATAAGGAAATAAAAATGTCAAAACAACAATACGATTTAAAAACACCCACCAATTATCTAAAGCGCCGAATGTTTTTAGATGGGGCAGTCACTGTACAAAGATTTGAAGAATATCGATATCCCAAAATTGCCAAATTTGAAGAAATTGCTCGCGGGTATTTTTGGGTGCCAGAAGAGATCAGTTTGACCAAAGACAAAATGGATCATAAAGATGCCAGCGATGCTGTCAAACATATTTTTACCAGTAACCTACTAAGACAAACTGCATTGGACAGTATTCAAGGTCGTGCGCCTAATCAGGTGTTCAGTCCCGTGATCAGCATTCCTGAATTAGAAGCATTGGTCAGTAATTGGAGTTTTTATGAAACAAATATTCATAGCAAAAGTTATAGTCACATCATACGTAATGTTTATGGAGTTCCTAAAGAAGTTTTTGAATCAATTCATGACACCAATGAAATCATTAGTATGGCCGCTAACGTTGGTCGTTATTATGAGAACCTGCATGTGCTCAATTGCCGTAAAGAAGTGGGCGAAGAAGTTAGCACAATGGATCACAAGCGAGCAATATGGATGGCATTACACGCAAGTTACGCATTGGAGGCTCTACGCTTCATGGTGAGCTTTGCCACAAGTTTGGCCATGGTAGAAAATAAAATCTATATTGGCAACGGCAACATTATCAGTTTGATCCTACAGGACGAGTTATTACATGCAGAATGGACGGCCTGGATCATTAACCAAGTGGTGAAAGATGATGCTGATTTTGCCAATTTAGTTGAAGAATGTCGTGATGAAGTATATGCTATGTATATGGAAGTCATTGAAGAAGAAAAAGCCTGGGCAGATTATTTGTTCAAGAAAGGCCCAGTGATTGGTCTAAATTCTGATATCCTCAAAAACTTTGTGGACTATTCTGCGTTTACTAGGCTTAAAGAAATTGGAATCAAGTATTTGGGTGAACATCCCAAGTCCAGTCCTATCCCATGGTTCAATAAACATATTAATATTTCTAAAAAGCAGAGTGCTTTACAGGAAACTGAAAGTACTAACTATGTGATTGGTGCCATGGGAGATTCTGTCAATTACGATGAACTTCCTGATCTATAAGGATAAAAAATGAAAGCTGTTGTTTGGTCGAAATATAATTGTCAGTATTGTGATATGGCTAAGGCATTGTTAAATCAAAAAAACATACCCTTTGAAGAACGCAAAATTGGTGACGGATATACCCGAGAAGAATTATTGGAGGCAGTTCCCGGTGCTAGAACTGTGCCGCAGATTTTTCTTGACGATGAATTAGTGGGCGGGTATAATGAACTTAGGACACGATTAAATGGCTGACCACACCTGTACAGGCCTATGGGCATCGGGAGTTTTGTCGCCTGGAGGTAGTGGTGGTAGTGGTAGTTATACTATTGCAGCAGGTGGTTCTGGCGGCACCATATATACTACAAATAATACAAATACAATTAATCCCTACATCATGACTAACAATGGTAATACACCGGGTATAACTGTTAAAGGTAATGCAGAATTTGACGGTAATGTCAAAATCAAAGGCAGAGATGTCAGCAAGTTGTTTGAAAAAATAGAAGATCGACTGGCTATTTTAATGGAGCCAGATCCAGCAAAGTTAGAAAAATTTGTTGCACTGAAAAAGGCCTACGATCATTACAAGCTACTAGAAAAGTTGATTGGCGACGAGTGATGAAAAATAACTCTACCAAGGGTCTTACCTGGTTAGAATTAAACGAAAAGGAACAAAAATGTTATTGATAAACAAGGGTTATACACAGGGTGATGTGGTCAGTTTAAAGTTGATCAACAGTGATGAAATAATTGCTGAATTTGATTCTGAAACAGAAACCTCAATTAAAATTCGAAGACCCTTGGCATTGACCATGGCACAGGGCGGTTTGGGCATGATGCCATGGATGATTTTAGGCAGTGATGAATATGTCACTTTGCAAAAAAATCATGTGATGGCAATGAGTTTGTCTAAAAAAGATGCAGCTACTCAGTATACTGAAGGTACTACTGGAATTGCACTGAGGTAAATAGTTATATGCCCATTAAACACGTAGAGATTCCCATAAGTGTCAATTTTAAAGTCACAGAATTATTAAATTCTGAAAAGATTGCTCAGGCTGTGGCTGCTGCCTATCCAAGTGATCCCACTCTAAGGGTTGTGGGACTTACTGTGCCACTGTTGTCTTTTACTTGTAAAAATGAAGGAATTATCAATCCAATCAGTGATATTAAAAATGCCATATCTAGAATGTATGATTATCTACAAAAAGGCATAATGTTACCTATATGGACAGTGTTGTATAAGTTGTATAATATTTTAAAATCATTTGGATTAGGCGTATTGAATCTCTCATTAGGCGTGTTAAATTTAAAAGTTGATGATCTACTCAATCCCAATATTTATGAAACCATAGAAAAAACAGTAAAAGAACTTTATAAAAATGCACGTAGTACTTTAGACAGCATTTTGAGTTTTTTAAAAATTTCCACTCCACCTTTTAAAGATATAAGAAGTCCAGAAAAGGAAATTGAACATTTTGTAAAAAGCATTTTGTCCAGCTTGTGGACAGCTTTTTGGAAAAAAGTTGAAGAAATTAAAAATTTAATCAATACAGGATTGAGATTATGGGATCTTAAAAATTACTACTATACTGATTCTCCAAAATCTACCTTTCCTACTCAACCGTTTTGGGAACAGATAGTTAATGCAATTTTGGGAAAATATTTGAGTCTAATAAAAAATCCCCCAACTATGGAAGAAATTTTGCAAAAACTTGAGGATTTTGCTCGTAGCATATATCGTAAAGCTGAAGTCACTGCTGCTGAGATAATGGCCGTGTTATCAAGATTCAGTCTGCCCATTGTGGGGTTTCCACTGGATTGGAAGCTGCCTTTGAATCCCAATGTAAAACCCAATTCTGTTGATTTAGCACAAATTGTTGCTGATATTAAAATATGGATTAATAATTTTGTTGCTAATATTGTTCAAAAATTCATAAATGCCATTTCAAAATTGCTGTCTATATTTGGGTTAAGTATTAGTTTTCCATCAATAACGATTCCGCTAACAGCCTGCGCCATACGAACCTATTGACAAGAAGTAATTTCTACATTATAATAACAGCATTATAAACTTTGTTTGTTGTATAATGGAAACTATCTTTTATGTTAAAAAGGGCCGGCGGTATGTACCCCACAGTTCATATAGTTCGGAATTTTGCGACAGCTTTCCCAAAGGCACACATTTGGTACAAACTTATCCAGGTGGCAGCAGTCGTAGATACAATATTGATCCTGCATATGCTCCCATGATTGCCGCGGGTCGTGTTGCTGAAGATGCTATCTGTAAAGCCATAAGCAAAGCTAGCGAAATGCGCCCACAGCAAACTCCTTTAACAGAAGGACAACGACGGGCTTGGAAAAAACTAGCCGAAGAATTTGGCAACGAACTATGTACACTACAATGTAACAGTGTTCGAGATATTGCCGAAGCAGGCGTCAAGGCACAGATAGAAGAAGCCAACAAGCTCATGACCAATCCCGCTGTGCGCAAAGCATACGAACATTTCCTATTGGTTGCACAACTAACGAAAGAACACAATGTACAAAACGATTTATACTGAAGTTGAAGTGGATGTAGATCTGTCAGACTTTGACACAGATGACTTAATTGAAGAATTAGAGTCACGTGGTTCAGGCACGCCGGATTATGGCGATGGCAAGGAAACATTACGAGTCCTCTACGAAAAGCGCAGGTTTGGACAAGATTATCAAACAGAACTAGATCAACTAATTTGGTTAGGATTGGGAAAGATTATATGATATTTGATTGGTTTAAAAAACGCGAGTACAGTGAGGTACTCCCCTTCCCAGAAGTCAAGATTCCTTATGTCGCTCCGCCTAAGCCGGAGAAAGAGCCCGTAGTGTATTACACTATTGGTCACACTGACAATAATCGTGTGAGTTTGAGAATGGGGTATACCTCACTCAATATGACTCGCGAAGGTGTGCAGGATCTCATTGATCAATTGGAGTTGTATCAAAGTCAATTACGTGAGGAAAAAAATGAGCAAAGCTAAACACAAGCCTCATCAATGGATTGATGGTGAAACTGCGGATCGTATTACTAGTCTTAACTTAAAAGACTATCGTGCGTATCTTAAGAAAGAATTGAAGCAGTGGAAGAAGAATCCTAAAAGCGATGCTAACCCTAACGGATACTGGCTACATCCAGAAGATGTGGGACTCAATATGCAGACTATTGCGGCACTGGATTTGATTATCAGTCATTTTCCGCAAACTGAGGACGCCGTCAAATGAACTCCTGGATATTAATTATTGCTATGTTTAGCCCAAGTGGCGACTTCATGGACAAGCGAACTGTTGCGTTTAACTCTAAAAAAGATTGCGAAGCAGTAAGAGCACAGTTGGCATATTTGGACAGTCCAATGAGTGTAAAACACAAAGGGTTATGTGTGACACGAGACCATTGGGAAGGTAAAAAACAAATGCCAGGAGTGGCATACGACTGAGGAACTAAAGAATGAACGAACGAATTAAAGAACTTGCCGACGAGGCAAAAATGTCAACCTACTTGTTAGCATATGGAGTTGAGTTTAATATAAGCATTGAAAAGTTCGCCGAGTTGATTGTGCAGGAATGTGTTAGCACAGTTGAAGGCATGAGCCCGGGTTACCAAGATTATCGTAACCAAATTGAAGACGCTTTCCGCAGAGATTGTGTGATAGAAATTAAACATAAATTTGGAGTTGAATGATGACCATGCATCTTGTTGGACCTTATCTCAGTTTGAATGGTAAGAAAAAAGGTAAAACCAAATTTCGTAATGCTGATCAAGCTCGTCAATCTCGTGAACTAGATTCTTCATGGAAAGAACTACTCAAACGTCAGGGCGTTGAACAGGAAGAACGCAGGCGTTACAACGCATTGAAGGCGCCGCCTTTGGCAGGCAATTATTCGTTGACTATTCCTGAAGGTCGTTCCACTAGACATATTCCCAGCAGAGACACTGGCGGTAACGCCACACTGGCACCTGCTAAAGTTTATACAGGAACCAAAGTCAAAGGAATTGCCACCATGCACAAGTCAAATGCTGTTCCTGTCTTTAGTGATGAAGAAGCAATTGATATTTCCAAAATGCGTAGGTAATATACTAGCGATAAGTATTTACCAATGCTGTGACTATCAGCATAAGTAAAATAAGACGATAAAAATTATGAAAAAGGGACGGACATGAGAGTTAGGCTTAGTGAATATTTGGTAGCATATTTGACACTGTTCAGCGGACTGGTGTTGTCGGCAGTGGCAGTGTATTACTCAGTGTCTGGGCTAACTGCTATTTTTGCCGCCGCTGTGGTACCAATTCTTATCATGGGAGTAGCATTGGAAGTTGGCAAAATTATGGCCACTGTTTGGTTAAAGCAAAATTGGAGTTACGCACATTGGACAGTTAAAACTTATTTGACTTTTGCCATCATATTTTTAATGTTCATAACTTCCATGGGAATTTTTGGATATCTTTCAAAAGCACACAGTGACCAAAATTTAGTCAGTGGCGATGTTCTAGCTAAAGTGAGTATATACGATGAGAAAATTAAAACTTCAAAAGAAAATATTGAAACCAACCGCAAAGCACTTAAACAACTTGATGAGGCAGTGGATCAAATTATGGCACGATCCCAGGACGAACAAGGTGCGAGTAAAGCCGTTGCTATACGTAAAAACCAACAACGGGATCGCACTCGTCTTTCCCAAGAAATTGAAACCGAACAGAAAAACATTAGTCAACTTAATGAAGAGGCCGCGCCAATTCGTGCGGAAATACGCAAGGTTGATGCAGAAGTAGGACCAATCAAATATATTGCTGCCTTTTTCTATGGTTCAACTGACCCTACGATATTGGAAAAAGCAGTAACTTGGGTTATTATTTTAATTATTGTGGTATTTGATCCCTTGGCATTAATGTTGTTAATTGCCAGCCAAATGAGTTTTCAAAGATTCAATCAATTGGAGCAGGCCAAATACGAGCAAGATGATGGTGCGTTAACTGATGAACAGCTTGATCAAATACGGAATATGTATACATATACTGCCAACGTTAACGAACAACCAATCATGGAAGAAACTGCGGAGGGTGACAGCCCAACAGGTCTGGTTGATGATGTAGTCTCCCCAGAAACCACTGTCACAAATCATACTTTTGAAGGTGTGGGTGTTCCCAGTGAGGATCAAATACAGACTGGGCCGGACTTTGATACTACAACTGCAGATAACACCAGCTTTGTAATCCGTGAACCAATATTTCGTAATCGTGTGTTTAAAAAATTCAGCGATAGTGAATATGTTCAAAATGAAGAACAAGCCAGTAGTAATCTTTGGGCTAAGACCACGGGAAAAAATAATGAAGGCTAAACTAACTTTGATAACACCTCCCGATATCTACGAAAATAATAATTTCAGTATTTTCCTAGCTCATCTTACACAGGAAGAACAGGAAGAATTGAGTAAGTGGTTGGGAAAATCAGACATTTTAAAAAATATTAATCTATATCTATACAGTGGTGAACAAAACATACAATGGTTTCTTTATGCTCTGGGCCGTTCCGAATATAAGTATATAAACATAGATCATGTAAATTACATTACACAAAGTTTGAGTGGGTATATGTTGTCTAACAGCAACTCTTATTATAAGACTGACAATGACGACCTTGCGGAAGTGTATAGCCATATTAATTCAGGACGAGTAGATTCTGTGATACAATTTTTAGAAGGCATATTTGGTGAGCAACAACAAGAACAACAATAATAATCATTGCTGTGATTTCTGCGGCAAAAGTAAAGAGGATGTCGAAAAATTAATAGTTGGGGAACATGCCGCTATATGCAACGACTGTATCACGCTCTGTGTGGACATTTTGGACGATGAAAAATTTAAGAGAAATGTCGACGATACCAAAGTACTAAATCCAGTATCTATCAAAGATTACTTAGATGACTACGTCATTGGCCAAGATGACGCAAAAATCAATCTCAGTGTGGCTGTCAGCCAACACTTTAAACGCATCAATAATCCCAGCAAGGATATTCAATTAGAAAAAACAAATATGTTATTACTAGGCCCAACCGGGTGTGGTAAAACCATGTTGGTTAGAAAAATTGCAGAATATCTTGATCTACCCTTTGCCATCTGTGATGCTACCAGTATCACCGAGGCAGGATATGTGGGCGATGATGTGGAAAGTATCTTACTTAGACTGGTCAATGCTGCCGACGGCGACATCAAAAAAGCAGAACGCGGAATCGTGTATATTGATGAAATTGATAAGATCAGTAGGAAAGGCGAAAACGTCAGTATCAGCAGAGATGTCAGTGGAGAGGGTGTTCAACAAGCTCTTTTAAAAATGATAGAAGGTGGTGTCATGCGAGTGCCATTTTCAGGAAAAAGAAAACATCCAGGTTCGGACATGCAGGAAATTGACACCAGTAGTATTTTGTTCATCTGCGGCGGCGCATTTGTGGGACTGGACAAGATCATTGAAAAACGACTCAATCATCGAAGCGTGGGTTTTCATAGTGCAGTGACTAACAAGGATCAAACTGATGATCTCTACAGCAGAGTCACTACCAAAGATGTCATTCAGTATGGATTTATCCCAGAGTTTATTGGAAGATTTGGCATAATCGCCAATGTCACTGAACTGGGAATTGATGACCTAGTTCGAGTTCTCAAAGAACCAAAAAATAGTTTGATCAAACAATATCAGTATATATTTGAATTGGATGGTATTGAACTGATATTTGAAGATTCTGCATTACAATATATTGCCGAAAAAGCCAAAAAACTAAAAACCAATGCCAGAGGTTTAAAGAATATTATTGAAAAAGTTTTATTGCCATACCAGTTTGATGCTATTAATCTGTCAAAACGTGGTTTATCCAAAATCATGATAAGTAAGAATACTGTGGCAGGCATTGATCCTGCTTTAATGATTTTTGATAAGAAAGTAAATGAACAGACATAAAAAACTAAAGGGTACTGGAATAGTTGTAGGCGATCTTCCTTTCAATGTAGCTCTAAGAAAATTCAAACAAAAAGTAGATGACAGCGGCAAATTGGAAGACGTCAAAGCCAAGATGTTCTACGAAAAACCCACTACCAAGAGAAAAAGAAAAAAGGGTGCTGCCAAATCCCGATGGCGTAAACAACTACGCGATCAGCAGTTACCAAAAAAATCCTATTGACATCATTCCCGCAATCTGCTATAATAGTGCATTATCAATTATAGAAAGGTTGCCATGGCTCGCCATTGCATGATTGACTTAGAAACTTTGGCCACTGGGCCAAATGCCACTGTGCTGACATTGGGTGCAGTGAAATTTAACCCTTGGGGACAGGGTTATTCAGATAAAATCTATTTTCGAATTGACCTAGATGACCAGGATGCTTTGGGCCGTGAAGTGGATCCAAACACCCTAGACTGGTGGAGTAAGCAAGATCCTGCAATAATGGAAGAAGCATTTCATCCTGACGATCGTATACCATTAAAAGAAGCAGTTGACCGTTTTCATAAATTTGCATGGGGCTGTGATCAATTCTGGAGTCATGGCGCTACCTTTGACTTGGTAATTATGGAAAATCTATACAAACAACTGGGAAAACCCTTGCCTTGGAATTTTTGGCAACTGAGATGTACTCGAACAATATTTGATTTGGGATGGGATCCAGACATGCCAAAAAACAGCAAACACAATGCTCTTGAAGATGCAATCCGCCAATCTGTGGGTGTGCAAAACGTCTATCGCAAACTTAATATCAAAGAAAAATGATTAAACTTACTAGATCAGACACACACACCCCAATTCACATCAATCCCAATTACATAGTGTGTATTGAGGACAGTCACGCACACACGGGATCTAGAATCACTGTGCAATGGGGTAGGGAAATTAACTCGATTTTGGTCAATGAAACCAGTCAAGACATTTTATGTATGATTACTTGAACCATCCAATTTTTTCACCCTCGTCTTTACGACGTTGGTATTCTTCTGGAGTACTGGGGAACCGTAATGCCCAGACAGCACATAACATCATGCCTAAACCCACACCCAATACTAATTTCCAATTTCCTGTGGTTAACCAAAGTATAACCAAACTGATGTCCATGGTAATGACCATGGCCCATTTTCCATAAGAGGGAAATACTCTTTTCTCACTCCAATTACGAAGGAAGGGACCAAACAGTTTATGATTCATTATCCAATCATGCCACTTTTTACTGCTTTTGGCAAAGCAATATGCGGCACCCACTGTGGGTGTACTCCAGGGAATTCCGGGAGTGACTACACCAATATAAGCAATACCCAAACAGATCATACCTGAGATAAACCATAATGCTTTTTTAATTTTGTCCATTTGACAATCCTTTGTTGTCATGTATTTATGACCTTGATTTGACAGCAGGCCAATATAAAAGTATAATACACACATATGATCAAAGCCAAAATATCAAATATCACAGTTGATCAAGTTCTGGAGTTGGTTCACGAACTTCGACAATCTGGACTGATTCAGGGTAGTGATTTCAGTTTTTCCTATTCTCCGACTTCCTATGACGGTTTTAGTTATTTTGATGACAAAAAACCCCATGCAGAATTTATTTTTCATAATGAAAAAAAAGCTGCATTATTTTTGTTAAAACACTCTGATAAATTCAGTGTTAAGGAAAACGTGTAATGAATGCAACGGTGAGAATACCCTGGACTATTAAAACTGATAACGAGGGTTACTGGAATGAAGTTTGTATTTGGGCGATTGATCATTTTGGGTTGCCAGGCCAACGATTTCAGACTCATGCCAACATTGACTATATGGATTTTGTTTTTAACAGTAATAAAGATGCATTGTTGATGTCATTGATGTGGAATGGAAAAATGATTTTGGATGAGGATGTGAACTTTGACCAATAATAGTCATGAATATCATATGATTGAATTGTGTAATAAAAAGCCGCCTGCTGAGATGTTTGAATGGTTGATGTTACGATTTGGGGCAGGCGACGGATCACGATGGTTATATAGACACCCTTATCTATATTTTAAAGATAAAAAAGATCATTTGATGTTTGTATTGAGATGGTCATGATTGATTATACAGACTACATAGTGTTGCCCTGCGGTGGTGTTGCTTATTACGATGAACCTGTACACGGTATGAACTATTTTTGTGCCCAATGTGAATACTTGGTAGGTAACGATGCCATGCCTGCATCATGCCAGCGTGAAGAAGCCAAGTGGAATCTTATAAAATTACTAGGAGGCAAAGGATGGGATTACTTTGCGAAACCAGATGAATATTTCTAATACATTAGAAGAAGACATCGCTCACAAAATGTCCATGCGGATACAGAGTGAAATTGATCGTGAAATACTGTGGGGTATGCTTGCAGAAATTGGATGGCATCGTATCATGATTGACCAAACCACTGACAACAACCATGCCATTGACATTACTGCATGGCTGAAGGAACATGTAAAAAATCCCTATGAACGTAACGGGCGTGATTTTTTATTTGCGGCAGAACGAGACGCTGTCAAGTTTATTTTAAAATGGGTATAAGATATGATCCCTCCGAATCTTATGAAACTTGGTTAACCAAGGTGCGCGATTACGAGTTGAAAATCGCTCATCAAAAACTAGCTCAAGGGATTCCTTTGGATCAAGTCATGTTGGAAATGAGTCAAAGATTGTCAAAAAAAATGCTACATCCCATAATGACCATAATAAAAGACCATCCAAATAATTATGATCCCGTGGGGAGTAGACAAAGATATGAAGAAACGATGAAATATGTTGGTCCAAAACCTGATCATGTTGATGAAAAAGGTTGACAACTATCTCAATACATAGTATAATAGAAACTGTGTAGCAATAATGCTCACACAATGTTAGGGCGAATGCCAAAACTAACATAACTTTGTTGAAAACAGAAAGCGAGTATATTACATGAGTACGACAGTATCAGCCTCCTTGGCACCATTTGATCCCTCAGCGGGCCTAGCAGACAAGCGAATTCCCATCACGGATGTAGCTAAACAAATCTCCAAACGCATTGGAGAGAAAATCCAAAACAAAGAAGATGTATCCGTAATGGACGTTCTAAAATTTGCTTGGGTTCCCGCAGACAAAATCTTTATCAATTACAAACGCCAGCGTTGGCCTGAACCCAAACACATGAGAAAGTTGTACAGTAAGTGGAACATCATGTGTGTGACCCCATTGCAATGTCGCTATGATCCAGTTGAAGATCGTTTTTATGGCACAGATGGTCAGCAGCATATGACCGTTTGGTTAGTCAAATACGGCCTCTTGACCAAAGTTCCTTGCTTCTATGTTGAAAGCACTGATGAAAATATTGAATCTATGCAGTTAGTTGAACTTAACACTGCTAGCGAGCCCATGGCCAAATACTTTATCCATCATCAAAAGATTATGATGGGAGATAAGTCTGCTATTGCTTTGGAGAAAGCAGTTACCAACGCCAATTGTGAAACCGCATATAAGAAACGTGCTCCTGGTTGTATCACACACATCAGCCATTTGCAAGATGCTTACGATAACTATGGTGCTGGCGCATTAACTCTAGTACTAAACAAGATACGTCAATTCTGGCCGCAGGACAAAATTGAAATGCCCACAGTATTGGGATTCCTTAAAGTTCGAGAAATCATGGTAGATAGTGGATTGTGGAATGACAGCACATTCAACGATGTTGTTTTTGAATGTAGCAATTATGCAGAAACCAATAAGGATCTGCACTTGAACATTAACGAAGCATTCCAGGTCAAATACCCTACAAACTATAAAGGTATGGGTGTTCGTGAAAAGATTGCTTCGGGTATTATTGATATCTACCAAAAGGCTAAAGGCGTTACATTGTGCGACAAGCCTTTTGATATCAACGTGCCTACAATGAGCGTTCACGTTGAAGATGAAGAAACTGAGGAGGCATGATGAGAGCCAAAGTCAAAACAATTAAACATGGTATCAAATCTGGAACTAGTGTTCCCATCAAACAGCATGCCGGTAACGTAGGACGCTGGGCTGAAAAAGTTTTGTCTAATAATGGTTATATCTTAGATAATGGTAAATGTGTAGATATTCCTGGACTTAATACCGAAGTTAAAACCCGGAAGATTGAATCCAATTCAGCTCACACTATTGCTACTATGTCTATTGACAGCGTTAAAACTACTGATTATTTTGATTCAATAGTTTATAAAAAATTTCAACAGCAGTATCGAATTTATTACAGTGATGATCAAAGTGTTGTAATAGGAGACCGAGTCGTTGATTTCTCCGATCCATATATACAATCTAAAATATCTGAAGGATACGCAATTATACAAAAAGATATTAAAAACGGATGCGGCAATAGATACATTGCTAGTAATGGATGGTTAGTAGCCGAACTTACCAAAAGTGGTGGGTCATATCAATTCCGTGTTCCTAATAGTGCTATGAAAAAGTTTGAAAGTATGGCCACTAATAAATTTAATGAGTTTTTTAGTTATGACTAAGTTATATCCAAAGTATAACCCAGAAACATACTTGAGCAGGAGTTTATATGCTCAAGTATGCGCCACTGGCGATCTGCGTCCAGTTTGGGCCAAATCCAATAGTCTTAATTGGGGAGTGGAGTACGAGCCGTTTTTGGCCAAATGTCAAACACATTGCCCTTGCTGTGGTAGTAAATTAAACTACGGATTGGGCAAAAACAATCATGGCAAAAAGGACCACGAAACTCCCAGCACAGATCATATAATCCCACAGAGTATTGGCGGCACTAACGATTTATCCAATTTGTGGGTTATCTGTATGCGATGCAATCGTATGAAAAATGATGCTACCTATGAGGATATTGCTAGGCTCGAGGGTGTATTACGGATCCTAAAGGAAACTAGGCCAGTTGACAAAACTAGTGAATTAACGTAGCATAAATAAATCTGTAAAAGACCACAATGGCTTTTACAACATACTCACTTTTAAAGGAGAAAAATTATGAGTAAGGTAATCGGAATTGACTTGGGAACCACAAATAGTTGTGTTGCAATTATTGAAAACGGTAAACCCAAAATTATTGAAAACAGCGAAGGCGCACGTACTACCCCCAGTATTGTTGCGTATGCCAATGATGAAATTCTAGTTGGTGCAAGCGCAAAGCGACAGGCTGTTACTAATCCCAAAAATACTATCTACGCCAGTAAACGACTAATTGGACGCAAGTTCAAAG